GATATTAGATATGCTAATGGAAACACTACTGTGTTTAATGCAGATACTGTTTGGGAAAGTAGTTTTGGAACATTAGGTTTTACAAAAGGAAAGTTTTATTGGGAATTAAAAGTTGAAGCATTAAATGCTTCTAATGGTTATGCAAATGCAGGAATACAATGTTTAGATAATGCTTTTGGTAGTGGTATTGGAACAACAGGAAACACTACTACATATTTTACAGCTAACACTGCAAGTGCAGGTTTGGAAATGGATTATAGAGGTGGAAGTAATAATAATACTTTTAGTGGTGGTTCAAATATAGGCGATACAGGAATAGATTATTCTAATGGAGATATACTTGGTTTTGCAGCTGATATGGATAATAAAGCATTATATATTCACAAAAACGGAACTTATATTACAGTAGGTGGAGACGTAGGAGACCCAACTTCCGGTGCATCTAAAACCGGTGCTATTGACATACCAACAAGTGTTACAACCTGTTCTCCTGCGGTTTCAATTTATGGTGCAAATGCAATATTTAATTATAACTTTGGAAATGGAGTATTTAAAACA